ATATTGCTCTGTCGATTGGGGAATGGTGAGTGGTTGATTGGGAAGCGGTCTAGTCTCAGGATTGGCAAATAGTGCGTACCAGTGCAAGCATTTTGGGGTTATAGAATACTCAATCATTCGCGCTTCCACGTAAAAAACGTGCCAATCATTTCCCAATTAACTGCAACAACCGGACAACCGGACAATAGGCACAAGGCCCAAGACACAAGACCAACTAATAAGGCGTTAACCAGGCAACCAAATAACCAAATGACGCGCTATGTATGCGTTAATAATTGTATCGGCGCGACTAAGGTACTGGTACCCTTAAACACGCGTTTCGAGGGGTATGGCTTACGCCATCTGAATATTATATATGGGTACCAATGACAGAAATTTTTAGCCAAAGGCGCTGTTAGAGCGCATAATACATGTTTTACCTGTTCTTTTTACGTGTAAGAAAGGTTCTTTTAGCGTGTAAGAAAGGTTCATTTAGCTTCAAAAGTGTCCTGAGTAACACTGTTACTGCGTGTTACAACACTGTTACTGGAGGTATTTTCATGTAACATATTTGAGACTACGGGTAAATCTTTTTTCCCCTTTTTTTACGTGTAATAAATGTTTATTCCCGTGATGTAACAGACGGAGGGTCCCTGAAGGCCCTCCGGATGTTGCTGAACCACGGTTCTTATATTATTATTATTATTATATTATTACTCTTCTTATTATTCTTACTCTTATTATTCTTATTATTCTTACTCTTTCTTATTCTTATTACCCCCACTTTTCGGGCTTTGTCGAAAACTTACTGACCAGGGAAGTCCTGTATATAATCTTGGCCATCTTGGCCATCTTGGCCACCTTGGCATCCTTGGCCTTCTTGATAACCACTTATTTACTTAAAGTTGTATTGAAGATGCTCAAGATGACCAAGATGCTCAAGGTGCTCAAGAAATATATATAGAGGCGAAGGTTCGGATTCCGGTAAGTTTTAATTTCTATGGAAGGAATGGTTTGAGAGTGGTACAAAAATTGACAATTTCGGGGTTATGCGGTACGTTTGCTGGCATTATGGGTAGATATGCTGCTTTAAAGGACAGGCACGGTATTGGGAATATGTCCAGGTCGTCTAAGGATATTGCGCGTGCGGTGCTTCTTAGCCCGGACAGGACATATGAGGATATTGCGGAGGAGTTCGGTGTCACCAGGCAGCGTGTCGGGCAGATTGTGAAGAGGCTGGACATCCAGAGGAGGGCAGTGACATGAGCAGGATTTCGCGTGAGGCTGCCGAGGCGAACCAGCAGGCTTTCCTTGGCGCGTATGCGATCACGGGGTCCGTGAAGAGGTCTGCGGAGGCGATAAACATGCCGAAGGCCACGGTCTACACGTGGCTGAGGGCGGACCTGTACGGTTTCAGGCTCCGGTACGAGGAGGCGAAGGATGATTTCAGGGAATATCTCCAGGACATTGCGATTGACAGGGTGAAGGGGCAGAAGCCGGGTGACAACCCCGTGCTGCTCATCACGCTGCTGAACGCGCACTGGCCGGAAAGGTACCGCAGGGACGCGGGCCAGTCGGACAATGCCGCGAAGGAGATGATGGCCGAGTGGAAGAGATGGGTTAAGGACACGGGCAGGAGGGGGAAGGGAAAGGCTCCTGAAGGGGAGCCGGCACCACGAGACGCTGTTGCTGAGGCACAGAAAATAATTGCACGGAAGTCCAATGGCAACAATGGCAGCTCCGGCTGATGGCCGGGACACATCTGTAACAGAGTATATATTTTCAAGGCTCGACTTCATGCCGACGCCGCTACAGGCGGATATCCTGTCGTGCAGGAAAAGGTTTGTCCTCGTGGCGGGAGGGGAACAGGCCGGTAAGAGCATGGTCGCGTCCAAGTACCTCGTTTCAAGGTTCCTTGAGACGGAGGAAAAGGGGCTGTACTGGCTCGTTGCAGCGGATTACGAACGCACACGGGCTGAATTTGAATACCTGGCGCAGGACTTTGCGTCGCTGGGGATACTTTCGGAGGTGACGAAGAGGGTGGACCCCGGCAGGATGGTGCTTGCGGACGGCACCAGGATAGAGACCAAGTCGGCAAAGGACCCCAGGACACTTGCGATGAGGGCGCCTGACGGCATCCTCGGCTGCGAGGCGTCACAGCTCGACATGGCCAGCTTCTACAGGCTCAGGGGCAGGGCAGCGCCGAAGAGGGGATGGATGTTCCTGTCAGGGACGTTCGAGGGATCGCTCGGATGGTACCCCCAGCTCTTCTCGTCATGGCAGCTCGGGTCGGAGGACGAGAAGTCGTTCTCACTGCCGTCATACTCAAACCCGCACCTGTACCCCGGGGGCGAAAAAGACCCCGAGATACTGAAACTCAAGGCACAGGCGTCCGATGAGTTCTTCATGGAACGCATACAGGGGATACCGTGCCCTCCCGCAGGGCTCGTGTTCGGGGAGTTCAGGGCCGATGTGCATGTTGATGACCGGGTCGAATGGGTGCCGGGAGAACCGGTTTACATATGGATGGACCCGGGCTACGCCGGCGCGTATGCCGTGCTGGCGGTGCAGGAGATAAACGGGCAGATGTGCGTGTTCGACGAGGTGTATGAGCAGGGACTCACAACTGACTCGATCATAGACATCGTGACAAACAGGCCGTGGTGGCAGGATGTGCATTCAGGCACAATCGACATCGCGGGCTACCAGCACCAGGCAATGTCGGCGCCGGCAGAGCTGTGGATGTCCCGCACCGGGATATACCTGGACGCACAGAAGATAAGGATAAACGAGGGCACAGAGAGGCTGAAAGGCTTCCTGAAGCCCGATCCCATCACACACACATCACGGATTGTGTTTGCGCCCAAATGCCTTGGGGTGCTCTCGGAGTTCGGGGCCGTGCCAAGCCCGTTCGACGGGCAGACAAGGGCCTACAGGTGGAAGATGGACAGGGACGGGAACATCGTGGGGGAAACCCCCGAAGATAAGAACAACCACGCTGTCAAGGCAGCGATATACGGGCTGGTGAGCAGGTTCGGTTACGGACATGTGAACAGCAGGGAATTTATAAAAGTCAAACGCTGGGCGGGGTAGATTATGCCAAGATTAAAGCCGGAAGATATCATAGACAAGGTTGAGGCGCACTACGACTCGACACATCCGCTGAGGGTGCGGATGGACGCGGACCACCAGCTCTACAAGCTGGACCCGTATGACGCCGGTGACGGCTACAAGTCGTACACGTCAAACGAGCCGCAAACCTACGCGGATAAGATAATAGCATGGCTCACGAGCGCAGATATGATCGTGAGGATCCCGCCAAACGGCAACCCCAGGAACACCCGGGAGGTCAACAACGACAAGGAGAGGTTCATAATAGGGGCGCTCAAATCCGCCAGCGAGAGGCTGGCAAGGAGGCTCGTCCCGCCGATAAAGGACCAGCTCTCATGGTACATCGCCGTCAGGGGATGGTACGCCGGAAGGGCGCTGCTCGTTAAGGCGAAGGACGGCTCCACCTCGATAGACGTCACACCGTGGGACCCGATGCACACGTACTGGGGAGTCGGTGGCGACGGGCTTGCATGGGCGTGCTACAAGATAAAGAAGACGAGGGCCGAGATAGAGTCACAGTACGGCGTGAGGATGGGCGACGTGAGGGATGATGATGATGGCATAGATGTGTATGACCACTACGACTCGGAGTACAACACCGTGGTCATACCCCACAGGTTCATAAAGAAACGCACACCGCATGGGGCGGAACAGGTGCCGGTTTTCCTTGGCCCGGTCGGGGCGACACCGCTGGTGCAGTCGATGGAGTGGTCGTCCATAGAGGACACCCTTGAGGACTACGGGGAGTCGGTGTTCAAAAGCACCCGCGAACTGTACGAGAACCACAATTTTATGATGAGCGTCATGCTGGAGATGACCGCCCGCAGCAGGAAGCAGGGGCTGAAGGTCACCAGCCGTGACGGGACCAAGACACTCGATGAGGACCCGTACCAGGAGGGCACCGAGATCTCGCTTGGGCAGGGAGAGGACGTGAAACCCCTCGGGCTGCTTGAGATGGCAAGGGAATCCGGCGCGTTCATGGGTCTCGTGGCAGGCGAGATGCAGAGGGGATCGCTGCCGCACTCCGTGTACGGAGAACTCCAGTTCCAGCTCTCAGGGTTCGCGATCAACACGCTCAGGCAGGGCGTGGAGACAGTCCTCGTGCCAAGGGTCCAGGCGCTGGAACGCGCATATATACAGATAGCAAACCACCTGTGTGACCAGTACCAGACAGGCTCGTTCAGGGCCGTTGAGCTGTCGGGGCAGGACAACAACAGGATGTATTTTTCAGAGAAGATAACGGCGGACAGGATAAAGGACGGGGGAGACCCCGAGATAAAGATAGTGGCAAAACTGCCCGAAGACGATATGTCACGGTACGGCATGGCGCAGATCGCAAGGGAGGGCGAGACGCCGCTGCTGCCTGACCTCTGGATCAGGGACAACATACTCGGCATACAGGACTCCGACCAGATTGACGATGCCGTGAAGGAGCAGATCGCAGAGCGCACACTGCCCGAGGCAGGGCTGTGGACACTCTACCAGGCAGCTATGAAACAGGGCAGGGAAGACCTCGCGAAGATATACTTCGGCGAACTCGTCACAATGATGTTTACAAAGGCGAGGCAGATAGCAGATACTCTAGGCGGCGGTGGGCAGGGCGTTCCCCAGGTGCCTCCCTCTCCTGGGCCCGGGGCAGTGCCTACCGGGCCGATGGGACCGCCTCCACCGCCAATGGCACCGCCAATGCCTTCGCCGCAGGTGATGCCTCCGGCAATGGCAGGAGTTCCTCCCCCGGTTCCAACTCCGCAGGGAGGGCCGGTGACCGCACCGGGGCAGCCGAGGCCGGGAGCGCAGACTGATGCCGAGAGGCTGAGAAGGATAGGGCTTGCAGGCCCGGGAGGATAACATATGGCTTCACAGAAGGAGGAACTTTCGCTTCTGGACGGGTTTCTGAACCTGTCAAGGAATGCAACGGGAAGTGAGCCCGGGGCAGGCTCATTCACGGAGTTTGGCGAAATGGCGCAGCAGGGGAAATTGCAACCCCGGCAGTTCCAGTCTGAGAGGATGGCAGGGGACCCGAAAGTCTCGCCCTTCGCGGTGATGGAACAAATAGGGGCAGAGGCCTTTGGGGCAGCGGCTGAAAAAGTGAACGAAGTGGTGAAACAGGCAGCGCTTGGGAGGAAAAACCTCGCAAGGGCCGCCGCAAAGGCGCTCATGGAGGACTTCCCCTCTGTCGCCGGCGATATGATGAACGATATAAGCTCGTTCTCCCCGTATAACAACACGGTACGCATATATGCAGATCAGTATAAGGTCGGGATCGAAGAGTTGAAGATGGCAGTCAGGGAGATGGCCGGATCGGACTCAACCCCAACCCCAACGCAAACACCAACCCCAACGCAAACCCCAACACCAACACCAACGGCAACCACGGAAACCTACGGGTTACGTGGTAAAGAGTTTCAAGCGGCGATCGATTTAGCTCCCAAACCAACGCCAACGCCAACGGCACCAGCGGCGGGAGGCCCGGCAATACCGGCGGTAACGGGGAAGGCCACGAGAGATGTGAGTCTCACGCCCGGGCAGGAGCAGTACCTTGCCGCGCACGGAATGGAGGCTGGCGACCTTGTGGGCCCGTTTGTCCAATATGATGATCCCCAGGATGCCGCGTTCACCTCGATGGTCTACAGTACGCTTGGCCCCGTGAAGGCAGGGAACGCCAGGGTTATGGAAGCCGCAAAGAGGGGCAAGTATTTTTCCCAGGGGCATTTCCTGCTTGCGTCAGTGGGCGGGAAATCCGCGCAGGAACAGAAGTTGGACCCAGACTGGACCTACCCCAAGTTCCTTGAGGGCCGCAAGCCCTCTGAATTTATGGGCAGCCCTGTCACAGAGGAGGCTTACCAGGACTTTTTGCAGGGGTCCAGGCGCGCCTATGATAATGACCCGAACTGGCATGAAGGCTTAGGCATAGGCCCCGTGAAGGCGGGGTATATAGGGGGCGTAGTGAAGTACCCTGCCCATGAGTTCAGTATAGTGGCGGCGAGGGAGGGCATAACCGGCAGGGGGCTTATCGGGAAGATGCGCCTTGAGTCCCTTGGCAAAACGTATAAGTACTGGCAGAACGAGCAGATAAGAGCCCCCGGCAGTCCAAGGAGAGGCTTTATAGCGTTCTGGGACGAACTCAAGGGGAAAAGGGGAGAATCGCAACAGGTTCGGCAGGCACAACAACAATAACGCAAAGGATGGTGTGAAAAATGTGGTACCACTATTTATATACAGATCCCGATACAGGCGAGACTCAAATGGTTGCTTTCCCGTATGTGACCGATGATCCGGGCTATGAATTCCAAAAGGAGGATTCCACGGTGAGCATGGGTTACGCCACCCCCACAGGTGCGGACGCCCCGGCCCCAAGGCCCGTGCGCCCTCCATACTACACGCCATCCGAGGGTGAACCAGACCCAATACCTGGGTCGATAGGCGGAACCCCTGGTTGGGTTGACCCTGGCACAAGTGGTGTTCCAGGCCCTATGACATCTCCAGCCTCAGGGCTTCCCGTCACGGAGGTCCCGGTTCCGCGAGACCCAATGGATACGCGATATATCCCGCCACCCGTGCCCCCTCCAGGCTGGGAGCCATCCGCTGGCAACATCCCTCTCGAGGGTACACCGCCCCCAACAGGCCGTGAGGAGAGGCGATCTCCAATCTCAGGAGAGGTCGTCACGGAGTTTCCGGACGTTCCAGGACTTTACGAAGGCGAGCCAGGTGTTGTTCAAAGCGGTCTCCCTCCAAGCCCCTCATACGACGATGACTTTATGAAGACATGGGTGCCTGGCGGGACAGAGGCGATGGACCCGTATGAGCAGTACAGGAGGATGGTTTACGGGCAATTGCCCTCCATGCCTTACGGGACGAGGGCTTCCCAGGCGCTTGAGAGGGCTGCAATGTCAAGGTTTGCGCCTTCCCTTGGGCAATTCCTGCTGTCAGCATATCCTTCAGGACTTCCCGGAAGTGAGTATGAGGCTATGCGGGCCCCGACATTCACAGAGTGGGCACAGCGGCAACCGGCTACCGCAGCCACAGGTGCGAGGATGCCGTTTGCAGGTGCTGCCGGCACGCCCGCATACCAGACGTTCCAGAACATAGCCAATCTGTCAAGTTTGTACGGGACAGACCCCACTCCGGCGCAGCAGGTAGAGATGGCCGCAAGCCCGTATGGGGGATTTCTGACGGGCGACCCCCAGTCCTATATAACACAGTACGCACTTGGAGGCCCGCAGAGGGGATACCTTGGGCGGCTGATGGGGAACAGGGCAGGAAGGTTGCAGGATTTATTTGAAAAGCAGAGGATGACACAGGGCTCAGACATATACGGCGCCCCGGAAGAGCAGTACTTTGACTGGCTGAGAAATGTGCTTCCCGCCCAGTATGGGATAGGAGCAACTGGATCATAACATATTAGTATAGGAGTGAGAAAATGGCTACAGATGAATTTTTCAGCGGATGGCTGGAAGATCTGCCAGAGGCAGCGTACTACAGCGCCGCACCGTTTAGTGGAGGGTTTTCCCCCGCGGCACAGAGATACTGGCAAGGGCAGCGCGGCAACTTGCAGGACCAGTATATGGGAGAGTGGGGAAGGCAGCTCAGGGAGAATCAGACACCAACGCTGAGTTTCACGGACTTCCTGTCTGACTACCCGTGGACAGAGAGGTATACCGCCCTTGGCCCGGGGCTTAGGCCGGGCAGCGGGACATCCAGGTTTGCGCCTGGCGTGAGGCGGTTCTACTGATGACGATGCCCAATGGAAATGGACTTAAAGATATACAGAAGAAGAGGGACGCATGGAAAACGCTCCAGCTTTACAATCCCTCGCTGAAGGTGTTTGGGGACGACGTGTTCACGGGCGATGGCGAGATAAAGCCGGAGGTTTGGGAGGCATACAGTAATCTCAAGGGAGATGCGATGAATGTCCCTGCCATACAGGCTGCGATGCGGGGAGAGCCGGCACAGCAGCCGGCAGCCGCAGGGCCGCCTCCGACGCCGCAGGTTCTGCCCGAGGATGTCCCACAGGTACAGAGTTATTTTGATCCGAAGGTGTGGTCAGAGAGAGCGCAAAGGATTGGCAGGGGGCTGGGGTCTGCGTTCGGGACAGCGGCACAGGCTGCCGGGATATCTCCGCCACCGATGCCACAGCGCGGAGATGCAGGGTGGAAAGCCCCGCCCACAATATCAGGAAGGGTGACAGCAGCGGGCCGTGCGTTTGCGGAAGCACCGCCAGAGGCAACGGCCGTGCAGAGATTTCTTGCCCCCCTGACAGAGCTTGAGCCAGAGCTTGGCGCATTAGAGGCATTTCAGGAGATAACTGACCCGGTGAGGGGACACCTGTATACGAGGGAGAATGTGTACGGGCTTTTCGAGCAGGAGGTCAAGCAGAGATATGACATACTCAGGGAACGGGGGGTAGACCATATTTCCGCATTGGCTGCCGCATCAAGGCAGGCAGAGCAGGCGGGGGAAATTGGCGGGTTCAAGTCGTTCCTCATAAACATGCTGACTGACCCGGTTGAATTAACCCCAAGCGTAGGCATCACCGCAGGGCTGGGGAAGGCAGGACTCAGGCAGATAGCCAAGATGGGCGCAACCACTCCGCTGAAGGTTCCCAAAGGGGCTGCGGCGGCAATTGCACGGCAACAGGCAGGCCCATCCTTACTACGGGCTGCTAAAGCTGCTCCCGAACCACGTCCTGTTGGCAGGAAGCCTATAGAGATTGGCGACGATGTTGTTTTCCCGGGGCCAGATGGAGATATTTCTGGGAAGGTCACAGGTAAGGGGGTAACGGAAATAGAGGGCATAAGTAAGCCCCATTTGACAGTTCGATATGAGACACCAAGTGGAATCAAAGAAGAGTTTGTTTCAGAAGGAATGGCGAGGTCCCTTACTCCCACACAGGCTGCTGATGTAGATACCGTTTTTCATGGCACTCGCGGAGGAAGGATTGAATCATTTATTGATTCTGATGGAAACTTGGTTCTTCAACCGTCACCCAACTTTGAAGGACGCACAGTAGGCGTGTCATTCACTAGAGATCGCGCTACCGCAAAAGATTATGCTACGCGCTTTTCGGCAGGGGAGGGCGGAGGTGCAATAGCTGCTCGTAGGCAACGCGGTGGATTTATATTTGAAATAGACAGGGACGCAATCCCTGATAAGCTGTTTGTAGAATCGGCTGAGGAGATGGCTACGAGGGGTACAAAACCTGTAGTTATTCCAGAGGGTAGATTCAAGGCATCTCCTGTGGATGAGGGAGCCCAGTCTGCCTTGCAGATATTTGAAACTCAAGGACGAGCTGGTGTACGGGCTTTGAGTGATCGTGAGCTGGGTGAAAGATCGCTTAGGTCCGATATAGAAGGTGAATTAGCGGAGGCTCGGGCCGGGGGCGAATACTCTGGTTGGTTTCCTTATAAGGGTCGTGAACTTACCCAGGAACAGTTAGATATAGCAGATAGATTTGGGTTTGAGGCGGTAGATAATCCCCTTGGACCCTTTATAGATCCGGAGATTGGCCGTCGTATGGCAGGCAAGTCACCCGACGAATTGACAGCGTTGTTTAAGGGGCTTGCGAAGGGCGCAGATGACCTGTCTCCCAGTGATCGAAAAGCGCCATTCTTTTATGGCCCTGACTTTGAGACCCACTTTCGGAAAACATACGGAGCTGGTGTACCAGTCCCCACCACCGCACGGGCTGCTGATGTACCTGAAGGAGTCTTACCCACCGATGTTACGCAGGCTGTTGGTGGGGCTCCGGCTGTTCAGGAGGCGGTGCGGAAGGCATATACATTTCGGGAGGTTGACGAACCCGGATTCTTCTCGCGATTTCTAGATTTGATACCCGGTATAAAGCAGACACAGCGGTATATTCGCCCGGGCGCTGCCGAGACTCCAGTTAATATACAGACTTCGTATGTGGCTTCGAGGAGTGAGGAAGCCCTTTTCTCTGCCAAGACGATTTCTCCACGACAACAGATATTTGATGAAGCTGACCGGTTGTTTGGTCCTGGGGCAGTTGATGATGTGAAAACCAACGTGCGTTTTATCGGCACGGCCAATGAGTCAAGAACGATTGACGGTACTCTGTTCGACGTAGCCCAGCGTCCCCATTTATACGATCTGTCGGCTGAGCAGAGGGCGTTCCTAACCAACGTGTGGCAGCCGCATAACTCCAAGTTCATGAAGGAACTTATAGAATCGTATGGCGCAAATCTGAGAGAGTACCCGGCTCCTCCGGGCGGGGTGTTCTTATCGAACGTAGACATAGCTGATGATGTTCTAGAGGCCCTTGGCACTTCGGAGTCTGGTGCGGCGATGATAGGCAGAGGCAAGGCCCGTTCATTTAAAACTGCGGCAGATCGGATGGCATATGTTCCTAGAGCTGGTCGGGTTCTACCTCTTGACGCCAAGGATAAGGTAGGTTCTAAGTTCAAGCCCTTGACCAACATCCGCAAATTGCAGACCTCGATGGACGACTGGAAGGCTAGGATTGCGGGTAAAGAGGTGTTCAAGCAGGGGTCGGGCGGGCTAACGCGCGTGCAGGCCGTGGACCTAAAACATCCCAATCTCCGTAAGTCTAAGGATGATCTTGCTAGGAGAATACGGAATCTTAGAGCAAGAATCAATACTGCTGTTACGCAGGAAAGAGGGCTAACTGCTGGGGCACGTCAGGCTGGGACACAGGCAAAGCAGGCGGAACGTCGGGCTCAACCCATGCTGAAAAGTATGGAGGAGCTTGATGCAAATAATCCTGAATTTGGGGCTGAGTTCGCTTTCCTGTCAGGGAAGGCCAACGAGTTGCTGCGTGTGGCTGCCCAGGCAGAGACTCGAGGACTGAATCTTGGGTTGCGTGCGGGGGCTCGTAGAGGCAAGGCCGAAACGATGGCAACAGAGATGTCCCAGCTAATGCCCATGCTCTGGAAGCTGCGGCAACAGTATGCTGCGGCTAACCTCCCCGGACTCCAGCTCGTGCAGAAATCCTTGTTCCGCTACTATCCGTCAGCCGAGGCCAAGGCGGTAAAAGAGTTGCAGAGTATTTCCACCAGTAGCTTGGTTAGGATAGCGGATGAGTGGCGCGGAACCGCTTTTGCCGGAGACCTTTCTCCGATTGCAGGTATCCAAATGCCGATTGGGTTTCTTTTCAACTCCAAGCTGGGCATACAGAGGCTTGTGGGCGCAGGCAGGGCAACTGCACGGAGCAAAGATCTTATGCACGTCTTCAGGACAAGGACTTTGGCTGACGATGTGGCCAGCGATCCTGTTGGCTGGCAGGAGTTTGCATTCTGGTCCGGCATCCCCATACGCAGCGGCACCCCACGCGAGTTCTCGGGCGGACTGCTGCGGTTCATACCAGGATTCACCAGGGGCAATGAGGCCATGTACCGTTTGGTGATGCGACAGTCCAAGGCATTATATGATAAACAGATATCCATCTTGGCGAAGCAGGGCGTTACCGGGGATTCGGCGAAGTTGGCGGCGGCAGACATCTCCACGATGGTGTACCCGATATGGAGCCCTGCCAGAATTGGGCTCTCGCCCGCTCGGGCGGCTGCGCTCCGAGCCCTTCCGATCTCCGTGTCGTTTATTACGAGGCCAGCGGCCTTTATGGCTAAGGCTTCCACGGGCTTTGTTAAGTTGCCGGCAGGGCTGCCACTCACTCCCACCGAAAAACTGGCCGTCCGCCTTGCCGTAGTAGTGGCCGCGACGACCATGTCTATGTCTATCAGTAGCTCGGTGATCTCGGCGCTGGCGCGGGGCAGAGACCCGTGGGATGCGACCTTAGATGTGATTGATCCCAGGTCGGCCAAGTTTGCGGCTGTGGTGATCGGGAGTCGCTACATTCCTCTTGGTGGGCCGTTTAGGAGCATGATAAAGATGATCGTGCCCCGTGAGGTGGATTGGGCGCCGTTCCCTGTGCCGTTTGCCAACGTGGGCAACTTCGTGAAGAATCGTATCAACCCCGCTTTGAAAACACAGTTGGAGCTAATCGCGAACAAGGACTTCTACGGCAACAAAATCCACAAGGGGAGTATGCCGGAGGCAGTTTTGCGGTCATTGTTATATGAGATAGAGGGACTCGCTCCTCTGACTTTCGGTACAGCCATAGGGGGCGCACGCAGGGGCTTACCCGGCGAGGAAATTGCCGAGGAGTCGGCGGCACAATTCATGGGTAGCAACATTGGCATTGAGAGTCCCGGTGAGCAAAAGGCAGCCGTGGGAGCAGAGCTGGCAAGGGCAGCGCTGCCTGAAGGCGTAGGGGGCACATACAAAGAGATCGCAGATAGCGAGGGATATACATTCCCCACTACAGGCCCGTTGGCGATATCCCCGTCCGAACTTGCTGAATCTCCTCGGGAATACTGGCAGTTTAGTAGGGGTATGAGAAATAAGATAGAGGCTGATCCCCGGTTTGCCGATCTTTCCCGCAGGACGAGAGAGGCTACGAAACGGTATAATCCGCGCCTTGCTGAGTATTATGAAGGCCAGGATATGGAATGGGAGAGAGTGTTTGGAGAAAAAGGTGAATTAGCGAGGCTGGCAACTCTGTCCGAATCGAAAGACTCTGAGCATCCAATGGCATGGTACAGGTTAAGAGCTAAGATAATTCTCCGTGATTTCTACAGAGACAGGGAACGAGATAGGGAAAGCGCCGAAAGGAGAGATCTGTTTAGAGAGCAGGACCCTGACGGACCGTTCAGAAAGGCTGAGGATATATACGTGCGATTGCTCTTTGTAGACGACGAGGAGTTGGTGAAGGCGCTCTTCCCTGACAGAGAGTATATGCCACTTGAAGATGAATTGTTGGGATTCAACTGGGATGAGTACCAAGATAGGAAGAAGTACCTTGAGGACACCTACGGCGCAAAACTTGTTAGCGACATGAAGGAATCTTCAAGGGCCAAGCTCCCAGAGGTCGAACTCCAACGTAGGAAAGACTCAGATTATATAGCTGGCACCGGCTACTGGGACGTGGACAAAACCCTTGCATCCCAGTACGGGGTCAGCGCTGAACTGGAAGAGTACAAACGACTGGACAGGACCAAGAAGCCGGAGGCCAGAAAGTACCTTGCCGAGCATGAAGTGCTTCGCAAGGGGGTTAAAAACAAGGAGCGCGATGCAAAAAGGATGATGCGCCTTAGAAACCCGGAGCTGGACGAGGTTTTGGTGAGGTATGGCTATGTCCCCGCACGGGCGCAGCGGACCGGCCAAGACTTTTGGGGCGGGGTGAGGTTCCAATAGCGCATGGTGTTGTGTATGCTCACTTGACAATCGCCACATATTGTGTATAGTCTTTTACGAATTAGAGGGGGAGGGAAGAATATATGGTTACTGAGAGAATAGAAGAACCT